TGCTGGCATTGGTTGATGAGGGCTTACTTGCGGTGGACCCGCCGATGGAGAGGCCATCTCCATCCCCTGCTTGAGAATGGGACCACTATCAACACGCAACGCTCTCATTCGCTCGGAAATCGAACCGTGTGAACTCCATGTCATTCATTCAACCCCGCAATTTCCTGCTTCAAATGCCCAATCATGGATTGTAATTTTTCTTTGGTTTCCGATAAGAACCATACTGGAACCCCCGAAATAATCTCCTCAAGATGCATTGTACTGCCTTGATTGTCATGCACGTTCATCAAAACATGCACTTCGACTGTCTTATCATCAACCCCGTAGGCCGGACTAAATTTGGCGAGATTCCATGCTACTTCAAAAGTCATGCTTTCCCCTCAATACACTTCATGAGGACGGAATACCTTGCTTGTCCTGCCAGCACGAACCACTCCAAGAGCAATTGCGCTGTCATTAGAACTGAGGTCGGCTTCGGTATTGTCGTACTTCACTATCATTCCAGCCTGTAAATCTGCGGGTTGGTTGTGTGCGGCCTTGACCAGCCTGTCGTGCAATCCCAAGTCATCGTACATCATGGAGATAGCGTTCCTCGCAACCTCCAGATTCTTTTCGATATCATCACGGTTGTTCAGCAAAGTAGCCTTCTCCACCGCTTCAAGACAAGCAATCGCTCGCCTTGCCATCGGATTCATTTTGGTCAGTATATCAAAGCCATCGCTCATTGTACTCATTCCTCCCTGAAAGTCAATCGTTAATCAGCCTTTACCTCGACCCTTCCTCTCCTGCAATCCTCAATTTGGCTTTCACAGCCTCCTCTGCGGGAGATTTGGGAACCTTGCCTATGTCTGAAACTCGGCCTTTCGTGTTCAAGAGCGAAGGGCCACCCTCCGGCCTCATGATATGATCTGGGGATCTGCCCCTGCCTGTACGGGAAAAACGTTGATTTTCCTTGTGACGGGTGCGTATGGGCCTCAATTCAGTTCCTTGAGTGGGCGAGAGTGCCGATATCACTACGCTCTCTCCGTGGATATCATCGAGCAGACCCCGCTTCACCAGACTCCACGCTCGGTCGAATGCTGTCATTCACTCACCTCCCTATACCCGTGTTCGGGATCATACTTGTTACTCGCAATCCAGCAATCTTGGTTGCAGTAAGGGCCGGTCATGGTATCCATAGTATGACCGTGATAATGCCCTAACTCAGTTCCGGGGGTCATGTGAATGCCCTTTCCACATTGCAGACACGATTGATTATCATCCCATAGATGTTCAGCGTTTTCGGGTTTCTTCCCACATTCGGGGCAGATATAGGGATCGTAGTCGCCTTCATCAACCTGACCTACTGCGTTTGCCTCATTCACAACCCACTTATTGCACGACCAACAAGGCTCTAATTCATCTCCGTGTTCATCCACAGGGTAATCAGGATCAGATTTCACAACTCTCCACGCTTGGTCGAATGCGGTCATCTTTACTCACTCATCCCATAATTCTTCATAACGACCTTCTTCTCGTTGTTGAATTAGACAATCTGAACATGAACCATCGCCTTCAGGCACATCACATTCAGGACACATTTTCTTTTCGCTGACATACTGTGCCGCCACATCTTTCCCTGCTTCAGTTAAGCCATTTTCGTCAATCCAACCAAGACCTTCTGAAAAAGGACTATTGAGAATATCTGCTTCTGCTTCTTCTCTTGAATACGCCTTTTGAACGGGAGCCGCCGGAGGTGCGCCTCCACCTCCACCCTTAGCCGCCTCTGCGGCCATCTGCTCCTGCTTCGCGGCCTCCACTTCCTCATCAGTTGGCTCTCTGAAATCGAAATTGAGGTACTTGTCATCTATCTGGTCACGCAGTTTCGCCTCATAGCCAGACTGCTTCATCTGCATCATGTTGCGGATAGCCATCTCATCTCGACGTAGTTGCATTATCTCGTCCTCCTCCTCATGCGGAGTCAATGTGATTTCCCACTCAGTTATGCCGAATGCATCCAGCAATTGAGGGAATACGAGTCTGTTATACACCGATTGAGAGTATGATATCGACCTGTTGCTGACCACGATCTGCATTCCCTCGTTATTCAGACCACCGCCCGAAACGTCATTCATGAATACGTTGGATACGCCATAGAATGCCGATATACGCTGTCGGATGTCGTCTTTGATAGGGATATACTGGAGTTCCTCAAGCGTATCCATCATACGGACATACTCAAGCCCTCCACGACCGGACTCGGTTTCGACACCGATGGTCGGGATATAGTTCGGGTCACGCTCAAGATGCTCCTGAATGTTCCTCGCTGTCCTCTCAACCGTTTCCATGTTGGATGACTTGATGACCATGACTCCACGAGGCATCCTACGCTTCTGATAGGCCGAATAGACGTAATTGTCCATAGCGATGAGAGTGTTCACCTGTCGCCACATAGTAGCAACAGGACTACGGCCATACAGTTTGGATGGCGACCATTTACTGACGTGAATGATTTCACCTTCAGTATAGACTTGACCATTGCCCACGCCCGCGAGATTGATGTAATGGATAGGTACAACAGGCATTCCTGAAATTGGGCATTGTTTCGTGGGATCACTTGTTCGGTATGAACGATCAATGAGGCTCGTGTACTGTGTCCCACCGCGTATTCCACGCTTATCGGACATGATTCGCATGAAAATAGGATCTGCTCTGGATATCTCTTGAATTCTGAAGAACATGGGTTTTTGAGAATCCGGGTCCACGAAATACTCTTTTGTCAATACGACATACGCATCATCAACTATGTTCAAATCCATCTCCACCTCTCTGAGAATATCAATGAAAGTCTGAGTCATTCGGTTATTGTGCTTCAATACCCCCTCGGCATACTCTATTTGACCACGGTCTGCCTTTCGCACTTCTCCACCACACGACTTACATTGATCGACCTGTTGTTGATATTCCTGTTCACATTCAGTGCATTTGACTACGAAATTGGCTTTCCAATCCCATCCCTTTCGGAACGTTTCGACTGTTAGATGTGTAAGGATAGAACGCAGAACCATGCATTCGTAAGCAGCCGCATAAAGCGCAGGAATAGTGATTCCCTGAAGCAAAGCCGGTTCTTGGACACCGGCTGTGAATAAGGGCATAGAAGGAATAGGTGTGCTATGGCGTTCCATATCCATCCCGATAGCCGAGAATAACCGTTCCATCCGCTTCTCATCAACTGCCAACCGCCAACACCTCCTCTCTCATGTTGTCCAAGTCATCGGTTGAAATATTGTGTTTTCGTAATATCCGGCCTTGAACTTCCGGTTTTGATGAATCATATGCAACGAGTATGAGTGCATTCTTATCTCCTTGTAATGCCTTCAACATCCTTACTGCTTCTGGTGAATGACCGTTTAGGTGTGGGACTGATACCTCCAGTGCCTTCAACACCGCCTCCTCACCCTCTATAATAAGTTGAGAGCCTTTTGTCTCGATGTTCTCAACGCCTATCTCCTTCTTGAGAGCAGCAGCATACCACGGAGCCGTAGGAGCGATGAATCGCATCTCGATACGAGGATAGAATCGTGCATCCATCTTGAATACACTGTTATTTTCAATCAATCCCGCAATAAAACGATCCGCGTCTTTGAGAAGAACATCACGCCGCCTTACATCATAAAATAGCCCGCGACCAACAGATTTACTGAATTGACCCACTGAAATGATATCATACAAAAATCCGTGGGACTTGATGAGTGATGATATTTCGGCAGGACTGGCTTGAACTCCATAGGATTTCAACGTCTGAGCGTTCAAAGCACCTCTCCCGTCCAGCGTGGTCTTGCATTTGAGCAGAATATTACGCTCTCGGTTAGACAAGCGTTCAGATTTGTCTATGGTCATACGCCATAACTTCTCAGCCCCTCCCTTTCCGTTTTCATCAGAAGATATCCAACACTTGACAAATCTGCGAAACGGCAAATCCAAACGTTCTGCATTCTTATTCAATGCATCATAGTCCATATCTGTCATTGGTAATTCATCAATTAGTGATGGTGAAACACCTACGAAATGCGCGAGTATCGCTTCCTTCTCCATTCTCAGCAGTGGTTGAATAGCATCCAAAGTCGTGAGATCATTGGCTTTCACCAGAATATCGGTCAATTCACTCCCTGTGACTCCGAAATTATCAGTGAACCATGAACGATTGATAGGAACTGGAGCATTTAGAGGCAATTCAGTTCCCGGCATATCAGGGGTAACACTTCCTTCCATATCTAACCCCTCAATCCCTGCACCATCTCGGATATCAACAGGCTTCGCGGCGGCATTCTTCTCCTTCTTCCTTGCCGCATCGAGATTCCGTTGGGCCAACTCTGTTTCATCTGCGGCCATCTGCTCCTGCTCATTCAGTTTATACAGCGAGTCAGCGAGGCTTTCAATACCTTGCACTGGAGTGATGTACTGCTTATGCATCTGTCCACCCCAAACGCTTCTGCCAGACCTCGGCATCGAGGATGACTATGTTCTCCCGATACTCCTTCGTAGCCTGTACTGAGAGTGCGAGTGCTATCACCATGTCATCGTGCGCTCCGAGGCTCTCCATCTTGCCGTTATCCAACATCGTGAACATTGAAAGTTCCGACATAAGGGCAATCATATGACGCTGCGTTGAACCCTCGTCAGAGAATGGAATTGTGAGATGCTTCTGTTCAAGATGAAGTTGTAGTGAATGAATCAAGGCTTCCTTTTTCATCCGGTTCATGTTGAACGGCTTAATGGGCAAATCGCTGATTTCCCTCAATACCTGATTGAATGCCATAGCGAAATTGTTGGTTTCTAGTTCGATTATGACAGGGTTGAATCGAGCGTTGAGTTCGATTATCTTGTCTATCTGTGAATTGAAATCCATACCTTTCTCATGATGAACATGAACGATGCGTTTGTGACGATTCTCATCCATTGCGATTACCATCATACAAGTATAATCGGCTCTCCTATCTGGGCTGATTGCCGGATCCCAACCAATGTAGTAGTTCAATGCCTCATCAGGAATCGGATGATAAGATAATGACATCGAATCATCCTTTGCTCCGTCCAGCATTTCTTCGGGAAACAGACTGGATTCACTGGCTATCGGCTTACAGAGATACTCGCGGGTGAATGCAATAGAGGTCATTTCGCCCCTTCTAACCTTCAAAGCGTCTAAACTCCATCTCTCAGGCCACAGACATTCTCCCGTGGCTTCATTGATAGCAGGGTATTCATTGACACAGTATCCTTTCAATCCTCTCAATTCAGAATAGAGATCGGTGAATGAGAATGGCGTTCCTACAACGCACAATTGGGCAGAGTGGTGGAGAACGGGAAGTAATGCAGTATAGAACCACGTTGATATCGCCTTGAGTTGTGTATCGGCTTCACTGGACAGTATATCATCAAGAACCACTATGTCCGGGTGCGCTCCACGAACCGCTTTACCGATTGACATAGCGCGTATTGAGGACTTGTTGGTGAATCGGAATAACTGCTTGGCCCAACCACGCTTAGGTTTGAGGTGAGCCAATGCTGGCGTTGTCATAATCAACTCATCCATTTTGCCCATATGATCTATCGACTGATGCTGACTGTGGCTGAAGAACAACACCTCGGTTCCGGGGTTATATGCCATCTTCCATAGGATATAGCATCTGAAGAACACTGATTTGCCGTGGTCACGACTCGCAATGATGCATATCTTGTTGTTATCCTCAGTGTTTATGAACCATTCATTATGAAAACCCGTTAATTGAAATCCACAAATATCTTCAAAGAAAAAACGAAAATCGCGCCTTCCCATGTCGAAATCGACTTTACTGGTTAGTTGCAGAACGGCCTCACTCATTCCGCCACCCCGCCGGTAGCAAACTTGTATCATCCTGTGACCCCTCATCGGCATCAAGAAGGAGATTAGTTGGCAACAAAGAGAGGTTATCCCCCTGCACCATGTCGAATCCGGCTTTTCCTAACCTCTGCAACGGGGTTTCCTCCTTCATGATTATCGGGTCTGAAACCGGAATCGACTGTTCAGGCGGCTTCTCCTCATTAACAGCGAGGACGCTTCTGAAATCGGTGAATGGATTAGCATGGGGGTTTTTCATAACGGTCCAAGCGTCATCTGCGGCTTGTGACTCGCTCGCAATTTTCTCTCCCGTTTTAGTGTCAATAGCATGGGAATCAGGCATAGGAAAGTACACATTTATGTCCTCTCTGACCTTATTCATCCCTATCCTGTTGCGCTTCCCATGCTTGACATCCCGATATTTTCCCGGTTTGGGCCATGAATACGCTCCCCCTGCTTGTTTCGGCCTTTTCATCCCAGATATATCGCTCCGAGATTCGGTTGTAGTACCTTCTTCATCCTCATGATAAAACTCCATCCCATCGGCTCCATGTTTGACATACCACCCGGTTTTACCATTGAGAATCATTGGATTTCCCTGATGATTGACTAAAGGCACTCCCTCGTTGGCCCCCAAGCCTTCCAAAGCAACCATTGGATCATCTGTCAATCTCGTCTGTACTTCCCTTAGACCACCTTTGTGCTTCTTACCAGTCAATTTGTCTTGGGTTTCGGGGAACCGGAAGCCTGTTTGCCCCTCTGGTTCGGGTTCGTCGTCCAATGGTGTCAGCCTTTGAACCGGATTTTCAGTTTCAGCCTCATTCATCATCTCTAAGCCGAAAGCAAGTTTCGCTAAACCACTCCTTTCTTCAGGATCCATTTCTGAGTCACCGTGAGGGCAAACATCATTCACAAAGGCGCAAGCCAACCGTAATTCTTTCGGACATCTTGCTGATCTTGCCTGATAAGCCAATTTATTCATGTCTATACCACGCAAAGCCTCCAATTCCGATTCATTCGTAGGAGCCAAATCCTCCAATGGTTTCGTCGTATTGACTATCTCAGTAATATCGGGTTTCACAGCATCGCCCGGTGGTTTCGGTGGCTTACTTACCTGCTCCTCTCGCTTAGGAGGGGGTGACAACAACCTATTGGAATCAGTTATTGGCCCCGGTGGCTTACTTACCTGCTCCTCAACTATCTCAGTAATATCGGGTTCCACAGCATCGCCCGGTGGTTTCGGCGGTCCTCGTCCCTCAGTGATAGGTGGGCTACCACTATCAGAATCATCATCATCGAAGACACGACCTTCTGGAGCAATTTCCTCGACAGCAGATTCTGGCTCCACTTCTGGCTCCACTTCTGCCTCTTGAGGAAGGTACTCAGGTGCAAGTCCGGCCCTCAATTGGTCGAGAGTTATCTGAGGATTCTCTCTCAGCAATTGAGTTAATCTCGATGCATATTTCATCTGATTCGCACGATGTAGGGCGTTCTTCTTTTGTTTAGCCCGCCTTGCATCCTTGAAATCACTCATCAAGCCCTTCTCGATATCATGCACGGATTCCCATGCAATGTCGAAGGCATCATCGGTAGGCATTACGAATGGCCTCCGTGGTTCCTCGCTCACGGGCTTCCATTCTGGCTTTCTGGAGATTCCAGTGATCGTCTAAGAACTCCGTCCCATCAGCACGACGAATCATATTGGCGTTTGTCGCCCCACCGGCTCCGGGTTGAGCATTCGCCAAAGCGTTCAACTTCCTGTTGCCTCTCCAACGGTTAATGCCACCCATAAGGGCGGCTCCGCCCATCGTAGCGATATTAGCCATCAAACCGCCAGAACCAGTATTCGCTAATTTCTGAGCATTTGCTACTTGTGCCGCTCCAGCCGCATTCTGCGTTGTTGTCGATGCGGTATTCATTGGAGGTACGGCTGATGTTGGCCCAGATGGTGTGGGTGTAGCATTCGTCGCAATCGTATTGGGATCTGGGGATTGCTGTGCCGCTATTGCCTCATCATCTGCATCGCTATCTCCATCACCATCCAAATCTGCGACAGTTTGGTCTTTCACGTTGGTTTCCGTCGATATCGGCTTTCCAGCATTTTCACCAGTTGTAGCAAGTGTTTGAGTTGTTGTTTCTGTCCTCTTTGCAGTATCTTCCGGCGCAAGACCCGTTGCACCGACCGCCGTAAGGCTTTCCAGATATGGATCCGGCGGGGTAGTGGCGGCTTCGGGTTGAGGTTTCGCGTGATTAGCGCATTGTGACATACCCGGTTGCGCTGGTTGGCCGCAGGTAGCACACGCTGGATCGGCTATTCTGTTTGGGTCTATATTGGCGATGTTTGCCGCCTGTGCTGAAGTCGGTTCCGGTTCCGCTATTCTGTTAGCCTTCGCCTGTACCCCCTGTGTATATCGTGCCGCTTGACCCTCCTCCGCATAAGGGGCTAATGGATTCGTGATACGACCAGCCGCACCCGCCAAAACGTTCTTTCCATACGTCGCCGCTCGCCCCATCAATCCCTGATCCTCAAGGTTAGCGGCATACTGCTTCTCAAACAGCCGTGCGGCCAGAATCAGATCATCCATGTAATGACACCTTCACTAATTGTACTGAATCGTGTGGAACGCCGAAAGACTTGGCGATATTACGCCAATCACCACGAGTGTGGTATATCGCAATAACCGTACTCGATGGCCTCTGAATCTGACTTGAGAGCATAGCCACGTCGTATGGTGACTCAACCTCCATCTTCTTGATGGGCAATTTGTCCTCTATAACCGTCTTTGCGAGTTCCATCTGCACTTCTTCGATGTAATCCTCAAACACCGGACGATACTCCTCAGAGCGATGAAAAATATCAGTAGCGGATAACTGTCCTAACATAGTTGCCAGTCTTGACATTCTTGTCGGTTTCCCTTCCCCCGGCGGTATAACAGACGGGTCAGAAGCAGGGGGGTTATTTGATGTTATACCGTACAGCCGATCAATCATAGGAATACCAGAAGGGGTTCTTGGGTCCACATGAGGACGGGGGGGAGCGGCAACAGGAGCGGCAACAGGAGCGGCAACAGGAGCGGCAACAGGAGGAGCAACAGGAGCGGCAACAGGAGCGGCAACAGGAGGAGCAGAAACGACGGGTTGCGCGGCTGGTTGTATCTGTTCAACGTGGCCTCCGGTGTACCATTGAGGCGGAACCCCATCTCTCATCTCATGTTGGTATATCGAATTGAGGATACGCTCTCGCACATTCCTACCGGGCATTGTGCCTCCCTGAGCCTTCGTCGGTCTTGCCCTATCAAATACCGTTTTGACATCGGTTGGCGACCATCCATGATGTTCTATCAGACCATCACCTATGCCACCACCCTTCTCATAGTGTCCTTGCCCTCCAACTGTTCCTCTCGGAGCAGATGCCCAGTCAAACCATTTCGTATTGCGAAGTTCGGGGTGGATTATACTGCCATCCACGCTCGCAATCTGGTCTTCTGCGCCATCGAGTGGGGTTTCTCTAATCATCTGCGCCTCTCCTGCCTTGCGCCCTATACGGGCATGAGTCGAATCGGGGTCGTGATGACCTTGATGTGTAGCGTGAAATACCATCGGATCATCCAGAAGACCCGCTTTGATTTGGTCATAATTAAGCCCCTGCGACTGCAATTCCTTCACTTTCGCCCCTATTGCCTGAAGATGTTGCGGGTCATTAACGCTAATGACGTTCTTATGGATATAATGAGCAGGGATTAACCACTGTCGTCTGGACGCTTCCTTCCCGCTTTTCTTGTTCCATCGCTTCTCGATGTATCCTAACTGCTTCGCGGCTGGTTCGTACCACCGAGCATAACCTTCGACATTCCCATTGCTGTATCCGCTCGTTATGTGCGTGACCACCTTCCCGGTATCAGGATCGAAGGGATTGAAAGAGGTGTCATCACGCCCACGTCCTCTGATTCCTGTCTGCCGAGCGAGGGTTGATCGTGTTTCACCGAGATATGCAGGATCCAAAGAACCATCGGCTTTGAATGGTACAGGGGCATCGTCAAATCTAGTATTCATTTGATTCTGCACCTGTGCGGCATGATTGACCATTGGTCGCCCAATCGCCAATGCCTCCTGAACAGCCTGTTCATACCCCGGTGTATCCGGTCCACCGTGGATTATCTTGGCGTGATGATCCGATAAATGTCCAGTTCGTATTGCCATCTCGATAGCATCCGCCTCATACGGATTCATCTGTTGCTCCTCAAAATCCTCCATCTGATGATGAAGACCGGGAGTTATCTGATTCAATGATTCAGCAGTGGCTGGCCCCTGAATGCCGAGAATAGCCGCGAGGAGGTTGTCTAGGTCAGATACCACGACTGACTTTGAGATACTGAAGTGATCCATATCCAAGAACCATGTCATTCAATCATCCCAACCCTGTCTTCGTTGCCGATTTAACCCTGTCAATTTACTACCTATTTTATTCCCGAAAGATCCACCGGCCTTTCTTGAAGTCAAGTTAGGTTCGTCTATGCTCGCCAAAGCATCATTTACGGCGGGATTGGAATTATCCGTTGCATCATCCTCAAGATCTTCCTCTAACCACCTATCGACTGTATTCCGTGGCAATTCATTCCATATGCCGGTTCTCTCCTGTGGCATCTGAGTCGCCAATTGCCTTTGCCCCTCGATTCGGCGTTTCCATCCGGGCCTGAACCAATCGAAATCGGAACTTTGTCCTTTCACGACCCTCCAAGCCTTCTCAAATACATCCATCTAATCACCTCTTGCTGGCATACATCGCGTGTATAGCGAGAGATGTATCATCGAAACGATATGCGGCCTTCATTTCATCATTCAATTCACAGGGGCCGATAGGAGCAGATGCTCTGTCCTCACTGGCCTGACCCCCCCGCTTGGCTTCCCACCCCAATTCAGGAGTCGATTTTGTGAGTTTCTCGATTAATTTCAGCATCCTCTCCACCTTATTCTTGAGTTGGATAAGTTCGATTCTGGATAAGGAACCCTTTTTCTTTGTTATATCCTCAGACTTCACAGTCAGGTAATCACTAATGCCCAATGGATCGCCGATTGCGTCGGCAGTCATACGGTCGGCAGCGGCTCCTGCTCTCATACTTGTTCCAACCTTCACAGAGGAGGGGAGTTTTCCGCTCTTGCCTTTTCTGCCACCAATCACACCCCCACGGGTCTGAGTGGCCGAAACACCGGCTTCAGATGACCTGTGATGCGTCATGCCTCTCGGCATAGCACCTTCATTCCGCCTATCCTTTTCATTAGCCAGTTTGCGTTGCCAAGCGATAGGATCCCTGATTCTGAGGGGAATCCCATCGGACATCGTGGAACCACGCATTTTCAACGGAATACTGTGTACGTTGGGGTGGAATGATTGTCGTCGTGCAGAAGCGATGAGTTGCCGTCGTGCAGAGGCGGCTCGACGCTTAGATTTTGACTTGATTTCTCGTCCACCACTTGACTTGTGTTTTCCTCCGACTTTCTTCCCCTTCTTTCCTTTTCGTCGTCGCTTCCGTTTCTTCTTGGCTTTCGATTTTCGCTCATCTTCGTCACTCTCCTCATCTCCTTGATACCGTCTGCCCTTGTACTTCCTCCGGCCTTTCAGTATATCAGAGAATATGATGTCATGGCTCGTGCGAACCATCATGCGTCCACGCGAAGGATGCCCATAACTGACGTGCGGGGTATCACTACGAACCGAACCGACATTCGCGCCCGCCGCTAATGAGAGTCCATTTGCCCCCAAATCAACCCCAAGACCGGATTCAAGTAATTTATTCTCGGATTCCATCATCGGACTCCCTTCA